TGCGGTCAAAGAGGCCGTCGATGATGTGGTCCCAGATCCGTAGATAATCCGGCCGTTTGAACTCGCCGTCCCCGTAGGGGCGGTCGGCAGGTTCATGCCGGCATACGTCTGGGAAACCGACGTGTCACCACACACTTGATTGAAGAAGCTGGTATCGATCCGATCTGCCCACCAATCGCGCAGGCCGTCGAGCGCTTCCTCGCGAACCGAGAAAGGCACCCGCTGCTCAGACATCTCACCGCCCGAGCGCACGGCATGGCGCAACTGGTTGATAAGCAGATCGTCCGTATAGGTTGTCAAAGCTTCCTCGTTGCCCTCCAGCGTTCCGTCGCCGACAACGCCCTGGCCGGACAACTGCATGCGCAAACCAACGCGCACGCGATCGCCAGCGCTCTTGCCGAGCTCGTCTTTGACGTAAATGAGGGAGTCCTTGGTCGTTCCCATGAAGCGGGAGACATAGGTCTCCTTGAGGGCCTCGCGGAGTAGCTTCTTCGACCACAGCTTCACGGTCAAGGCGTGGTTTACGCCATGGCCCGTTGTTGCCATTGTCTTTACTCACGCTTGTTTGTGCCAAGTGTTCGCTATCCGCCGCGAACGTCGCGCACAACACCGCTGCGTGGGTGAGCCACGAAAGCCTATTTTCGGCGAGGCCCTCGCCGCACGAGACTTGATTGACGGGGAAGCCCGCACCCCGCACGGGACGATAACGGCCATCCCGAAGCCGCTCCCGCCGATGACGCTGGCGGTCCGCGTCGTTTGGTGCAACGGAAGTGCCGTGTTCGTTGCACTAGGTCACCTGTTAAAGCCAATTCGGCTACGTGTCAACTGGCTAACAACAGCTTGCGTTCCTGCTTTCTCTTCTGAAACACCTCATAATCCTTGATCTTAGTCTTTTTCCAGTGCTGCATGACGAGGTAGTGGATCGCCGCAGATCGTGTCGATTCAATGTCGTGCTTCTTCGCCAGGCTGACAGCGATGCGGTCAATGTGATCGATCGTTTCTTGCTCTAGGAAGGCGGCGATCTTAAATTTCATGGCCATTAGAGAAGCCCTTGTTTCCGGGCCTGCTCCCATTTCGCGTCGAAGTCTGGATTGCTCTCGTCCATGTCTGCAAGCGCTTCAAGCGTCAAGGATGCCTCGGCCGTGCCCTTGGTCTTGGACAGGGACGCCGCCGCCTTGGCCCCCTTCTTTAGCGTTTCGATCTTGGTCCCATCGTCGCCGTCCGGCCCCGCATCCTTCGGCTGGTAGCCTCGAGAAAGCGCGTACTTGTAGACCTGTTCGGCAGGGTTAATCCCGGCGCTCATGGCGCGACCGACGAGCATCCCCTCCTCGTATTCGATCACGTCCTTCCGCTTGGCCGGGTCCGTGTAGCCGCGAGCTTCGAGATCTTTATCAAGCTCGTCGCCAAGAAAAACATACGCCTCGTCAAAATCGGCTTGCGTCTTCTTGAACTCGCCAACGGCCGTGGCGTAGCGGCCGAGGAGCTCCTGTTCCTGGGTCATGGCCTGGCGCTGGTCGTAATCGCCCGCCAGTTGGTCGATCTGCTGCTGTTGCTTGTTGATCGTGCCACGGAAGTAACCTTCGGGGTCGTCGTCATACTCCGGGATCTCTGGCTCGCCGTCTTCGCCCTCGCCGGTCGAAACGCGCTGCTTCTGCATATCGGCGAAGAGGGTCTCCATGCGCTCCATTTTCTCGCGTGTCTCGGCGAGTTCGGTGCGCGATTCTTTGAGGGCCTGGCGGGATTCATGGAGTGCGTCAATCGGCACGGTTCCCCGCGGTTCCGGATCGGGCTCCGGATCGGGTTCTGGTTCGCTTGTGTCCGGTGTTTCAGGCTCCGATTGTGGTGGAGTTTCCGGCTCCGGCTCCGGCTCCGGCTCCGGCTCGGGTTCTGGTTCCGGTTCCGGTTCCGGTCCGGGCTCGGGGCCCTCGTCTACAAGTTGCGCCTCGAGCTTCTTGATCTCGTCGTCGGATCCAGCAAGCTCCTCGATAACGGGCAGAGTGTTAGCCATATGTCCTGTTCCCTTCCAGATAACTGAATCATTGCACCATCGCTTTCTGCTTCGCGTCCGATTCCTCTTCGGCGATCATCAGCTTGCCCTTGATTTCGAGCTCTTTTAGGCGGAGTTCCTCACGGACCCTGTATTCTTTGAGCGCAAGTTCCTTCCGCGCTTCATCCATTTTCAATTGATGTTCGGCTTCGAGTTGTTGCGTCTTCAGGTCGATCTCGGCGGCGAGTTCTTCCTTGCGGTCCTTGAGCTTGCGGTTTTCGTCGCTCAAGCGTTCGATCGTCCAGCCCAGCTTGTCGAATTGAGCCTTTACCTGTTCGGGGTCGCTCGCCGCCGCCGAGCTTTGGATGAGTTCTTTCCATTTCTGAGACAACGCCGACGGAATCGGAGCGTAGTCGAGAAGCTCCGGCGGAATCGGCACGCCCATATTGGCCAGGGTGGGCAAGAGCTCGATAACCGAACCATACACCCGTTCTTTCATGTTCGGCGACGTCGGCGCATCATCCACAATCGTATCGAAGCGAGCTGTATCTGACTGCTTCACCAGCGGGATATATTGCTGTTGCCCCTGCTGGCCGACAATCCGCACCAGGCGTCCGTCGGACAGATAATGGCGGATGTAGTGGAGCATTACCCGGCCCTGCTCCTTGCGATACCGGCGCATGGCGTCGAAGAGCGGGGCAATGATGGTGAGACCGGACTGCTTGCGTTGCGCCTCAAGAACGCCAGGCTGATTGCGACCGGCGAAGCCCAGGAGCTCGAGGTTGATCCCCGTGACCTCATGTACGGCATCCAGCGAGAAACCGAGAAGGCGATCGAGTCCCTGCGGCCAGGCGGGCATGGGCTTTGGCTGCACCTTGCCTTGGCCCAGAGCACCGGGGCGGAATCGATGAATGGCGTCGGGCCGCGCCCACTTCTCTTCGAGATCCCTGAAATCGTCTACGGCGTCGGCCTCCACCATCACGCCGCCCTTGGCATTCTTGTTGATGATGTCGAGAATCTGGCTGAAGAATTTATTCCCGAAACGCTGCGGGTCGATCATCGCCTTGAGAATGCCGTACCAGGTATTCTTGTTGCGGTCACGCTTATAGGTGATGGCGCGCAGCGTCGGGCCCCCTGGAAATGGGCAATCGCCTTCGTCGAGCACGGTGTTGCCGGCGATAAACGCCTGGTGCCACTCGTATGTTTGCTGGCTCACGAACGGAATGGCGCGCTTTTCGAGCTCTGGCTTGAGGTTGACGAACGTTTCGGCATCTATCTCGCGGGCCGAGTTGCCCACGCGATGGCGCCTCACCGGGACGGCCCATTGGATCTGCGCGACGCGGATCCGGCTCTTGCTTTGCGGCCCTCCCCTTGAGGCTTGCTGCTCCTTGTATGCGTCTTGCGGATAAACGTGCGTGCGCTTGCTGGTCTGGTCGTCGGCACCCTCCCAAGGCGCGGTCGCGGCATCGACGCTCACGCCTGGCCAGGTCTGGTTAAACTCGTCCAAATCCATCATTCGCACGCGCATGACCCATCGGGCGTCGGATAGATTCCGCTTTGTCGCGCCGGGATCCCAATACATTTCAAGCGGGTCGATGCGATCCATTCGGATCATGCCATCGGGCTCGATTTCGTAGTCAAGGCGGGTTTCGATCCAGCCCATGCCGGCTATGCACATATCCTCGAAGGCGTCCGATTCCTCGTCCTCGGCGTCAGCTTGATCTCGCACCCAATCGGCAGCGGCGGTGTAGATCTCGTTCACCTGTATGTCGCCGAGCTCGCGCGGAATAAATCGCGTTTCCTGGCGGTTGTTGACCTGTGTGCCGAGAACGGCGTTGATCGTCCGCATGATCCGGTTGAACGTCACGGCCGGGCGCTGTTGCTCCCTCAGAATGGCGAGATCGTCGTGCTTCCACTGTTCCCCCACCATCATGTCGTATGCCTCACGCGCATCCTGGCGCCATTGCTCGGTGTGTTCCTTCCCGGCCGTAAAGAGCCGGTGCGCCATCGTCACGGTTTCGTCTTGATCGTCGGCGTCATAAGTCGCGTGGGTTTCGGCCATGCCTGTTCCCCCTTCCCGAAATTAGGCCGCCCAACTCGACGGCTGTGTGATCTGGGCGCTCCCTTCGTAGTCTCGCGAACGCCTCGGGCGGACATTGCCCGGCCCTGGTCCATGCACCGCCATCGCGCCCGTTCTGAAGGCGTCGGCGCCGTGAGACGCCCAATCGTGCAGCGGTCGCGGTCTGTAGGTCTTGTTCTTGTCGTCCCATTGCTTGCGGTACTGCCGCAGGGAGTCGAGCCCGAGCTCACATCTCTCGCGGTCAAACCAACAATTCTGAAGCACCTGGCGCGACCGCGTTATGCCGACCTGTACGTCGTGCCGGGGCTGTACCTCGACCGTGAAGCCGAGATCGTAGAATAGCTCGTTTAGCGGCCGGCCCTTCGAGGCGAGGGTCTTATGCCCGCCGTCATGCGGCCAAAGGTGGCGCCCGAAGACATAGCCCTCGTTCTCGCGCTTCTCCACCAACAGCTTGGCAAAGTCCTCGAGAAGCCCGCCGGTGGCCTCGTGGTAATCGATCAGGGCAAACTCGCCAAACCGCTTCTGCGCGAACCATATGCTGGTCGCGTCCGAGTGCCCGAGATCCCACCATGTGTCAACCTTGAGCGCCGGATCGTGCGGCACAGCGCAGATCCGACCGTCCTTCTCAGCCTCCGACAGCAGCCGGCCGTAGTAGGAACCGACCACGGCGACATTGAAATCGCACATATATTCCTGCAGGTACTTGGCCTCGCCGTCCTCCTTGCCGAGCTCACGCGTAAACTCCTTGAGCTCCTGGGCGAGATCCGCGTTGCTAAACACGGGCGTGTCATCGGCGCTCAGAACTTGCGTGAACCACTCGTCATCATCCTTGGCGCCCTCGTAAAACGTCGCGCCGTGGTTGCGCCCTCGAGGCGTGTAAATAAACACGGCCCAGCCGCCATTCTCGCGGAGGATCGGTCGGATATACGCCCACGCCGACGGATTGGCCAACGCCCACTCGGAGAAGACCACGCCGACGGGCGGCGAGCCAACCAGGCTGTTATAGTTATCAGACCCGACGACTTGCCAGGTCGAGCCCTTGATCGACTCAAGAAACATATTCTGATCGAGCCGGCGAGGCCAGAGATTGCGCGGGAACGCCTCGTCGATCCGCTTCATGCCGGTATTCGGGTTCACCGCGTCCCACACCGCCTTGCGAGCCTGCGCCGCCTCGGGCAACAGGTGCCAGTACGTTCCGACGCGCTCAAACATTGAACACGCCGCGTGGTGGAGAGCAACGTCGTCTTTGCCGGCACGACGGTGCCAGACGGCGATCGCGCGCTTGCCGCCGCCCCGCAGGTATCGCCAGAGCGGCACCTGGTAGCCACGGCAGCGCCAGTTATTGGCGGGCAGTACCGGCCCCGGCCCGGGCATTTCCTTTTACGCTTTCTTTCGGCGTGTGCCGGCGGCGGTAGCGCGTCGGGCTGGGGCCCTTGACGCCTTCGTCTTGCCGAGCGCCGACTTGACGTCCGCCAGCGTGAGGTTCAGGGCCGTGGCGATCGTCGCCGCGCTGTACCCCTTCGTCTTCGCTATTTTCTGGACTCTTTTCTTCATCATCGCATCCATTTGGCATCTCCGTCTCCGTTGTCGACTCGCCAAAAAACCTCGCCGTCGAACTTCGCAACTTCGCGGCGAAGTTATTTTCGGCGAAGTTTTTCCGTGCCAGGGTCTCCTTCATGCGTCCGCCTCCGCGCCCTCGGTTGCATCAATGATCGTCACCGTGACCTCGCCTCCGGCGACGGCGGCGCCCCCCGTCTGCTTAGGCGCGTCGAGCGCCAACATATCGCGGACCTCCCGGCCTATTTTCATCACGATCGCCGTGGCGTCGGCTTCGGGCGCCTGGCCGGCCGCGCCGATCGCCCTCGGCCACCACGCCTCGAGGAGCAGCCGGTAGCGGGCCAGCCACACGTTGCGCCCGGTCTTGACTGCCTCGGCCGGCATATGCTGCTCGATCGCCCAGCGCAACACCTTGGCGGCGCTAAAGCGCCCGGTGCGCGCTGTCGGGATCTCGGCCTCGATCTCGGCCCACGACTTGCCAGCCGCGAGGAGCTCGAGGAGTTGGCGCGCCAATAGTGCCTTGTCGGCAACCGCGACGGCCTGGCCTGGTGCCCGGTGACCGACCATTACCGGCCCCCGTCAGCCACTAACTCACGCTCGACCCACGTCGTGACGACCGGCTCGCCCGGCGCGACGTAGTATTGCGTGTTAATTCTGAGCCAGGCGTCGATGGCGGCGCGCTCCTCCGCGTCGCGGCGGGAAGGCCCTGCGGCGCGATCAGCTTGAGGGGCGAGGGGGCCAGCGGCCGAGGGTTTCGTGCTCAAGATCCGCATCGCTCATCACCATGCCTGGGGCGTCGAATCGGCGGTCACGCGGCCACTCGCCGCGCGCCTCGAGGCGGTCGCCAGTGGTGCGCCCGATCGCCGGCCCGTCGTAGACGTTGCGCCGAATGGCCAGCCCGTTGAGATTTCGCCGCATCAGCCGTGGTCGGTGACAACTCCGACGACACGGATCGCTCGTGCCACCTCGTTGACCTCGCCGCCCGACTCGGAAACAAACGCAGAACGGTCGTGGTCAATCCACAAATCGTCTGTCAGGGCGGCGCATGGGCAGCCGTCAGAGTCGAGCAACCAGTGCTGGCCACCCGTTTTGTCGTCCGGCGGAGCCACGCCCCACTCCTCCGTCTCGCCGGTCACGTCGTTTTGAACGGCGTACCAGTATGTGGCTCCGTAGTTATCTGTGTCGGCGCTTTTGAACGCGGCTGTGAATGTGGTCATGACTTTGGCTCCTTCTTCACGGTTACACGTTGCACCACATAATTTGGCAGAGACCGGCACCGCCGTCAAGGCGCCGGCCGGGGGCGGCGTTTCTCGTCGTCGTCGGATTGCGCCAGGCGCGCCCTCAATTCACGCAGCAGGTCCGGGGGTGCCAGGCAATGCAGGCTGTTCGGATCCGGGCCCGAGTCCTTCCATTTCCCGGTGCTCTCCCACAGCGCCAGGATCGCCCCCCAGCGCTTGCGGCTGCGCTCGAGGGTGTCCCTCTCGGCGCCGGCAGCCTTCGCCTTCTCGTGCTGCCCCTGGCGCCGGTAGCAAGCCGTCTGGATCTGCTTGGTGAATTGTTTGAGCGTCGAGACGGCGGCGCCCGTGTAGCCGGCCGCGGCTCGATCGCGCAGCGTCGGCAGTATGTCGAGCTCGACGTCAAACCCCTTCGCGACCCAGCGCTCGCACACGCGGATCCCGGCGTCGTCGAGCTCGAGGCGCAGGATCTCGGCAACGTCCGCGGCGAGGAGCTCGTGGGTCAACCCATCAACAGGCGCCTCGGGGGCTGGGGCTGGGGTTGGCGTATTCGCCTGCACCGCCTGGTTTTCTGCGGTTGGCGAGGTTATCGGCGAGGTTTCCGAAGGGTCTACAAAGGGGTTATCTTCATCCTCTTCGCTTAAATCCCCAACGATTTCAATGCTTTCTTGCTGTTGCTGTTGATTTGCCGTGTCGTTTCCCTCGCGCGTACGCGGAATAGTACTAACTACCTCTACAGTAGTAAGGAACTTATCTTCTCTTCTCTGGCTGATTTGAGCAGAAATCGGCTCAGCTTTGGGCTGGGGCTGGGCTGGCAGCTTTGGGCTGAGCTCGAGCTGTTTATCCTTTGCTTCTCGTGCTTTACGCTGGCGTGCGAGGCCACCTTTTCTTGATCGTTCGGCGCGCATTTCGGCAGCTGAGAGCTGGCTGAAAAGCACACTTTCGCAGCGTTTATTGGTAAGCTGAATTGCTAACGGGTTATTCACAGGATTATCCACAGGAACGCCCACAGCATCGACGGCCTGGAAATATGGCATCACTTCGGGCGAGATCTCGCGCCAGGTTTCGACGCTGCAGCCGACGATCGCGGCGATCTTTCGCTCGTCGTTGGGGATCGGCCGGCCGGAGCTCATGTACTCGTCTATGAGCTCGCGATAGGCTCCTCGAGCCTGTAGGCCGAGCCCCCGGGTATCGCGTCGAAAGCGCTCCGGGTTCCACGGATACCAGTAATCGGCCGGCTTCATTTTTTGGCCCTTTCCATTGCCGCCAGCACGCCGACGAGCTCCTCGAGGCCACGGTATTTTTTGGTGAACGCCTCCATGTCCTTGAACGCCTGGGCGAGCACCTGGCTACGCAGCTCCTCGTCGGAGAGCGCCGCCGCTATCGTCGTGAAGTGTGCAACCTCTTTGGTCGTGACACTGACAAAGGCGCGCACCGGGCCCGCTTGCTCCTCGACGACCGTAACCTCGACGGATCCTATTAGATAACGTGCGCGCTCGACCCGAAACATGCCCGCGGCGGTCGCATCGTCCCACTCGAAATAATCGTGTAGCACCGAGCGCTTTCGTTTTGCCTCGATCACGACGTCGGACGCGAACAGGCGCCCGCCTCGTCTTTCCCGCAGCGCCGTCAAGTGCTCGCCGACGACTTGTGCCTTGAGCTTTACCCGGCTACCCGGCTTCCAAGAATATTCCATACCTCACCCCGCCTTTACGCGCACCGCCCAAAACCACCAAGCCCAATCAGCCTCACCTCGCCATGCAACACCTTGCCCGAACGTGCCAAGCAGCACCTCGTCAGCCTCACCACACCATTCCACCCTTGCCACACCGAGCCTAGAACCAACCATGTCAGCCCCGCCATGCCCCACCTGACCTTGCCGGGCCATTCCCCAGGCAAACACACCACAACGTACCAGGGCTATTCCGCAGCCTCGAGGATCTGTTGGCCGAGCTCGTCGGCCGTGGCAACGTGGAACATGCCGAACGAGCCGCCTTTCTGCGGGCGCCAATCGCCGATCCCCGAGCCGAAGCCGGCCGCGTCGAAGAGGTTGACGAGCTGATCGGCCGACATGCTATCGGCGTGATAACGCACTTGGATCACGCACCGCCAGGTCGTGAACTCGCCGCGGTATCGAATATCGGCGACGCCCGTCTCGAGGCGCACCATGTCCTCGCGCATTTGAGGCTTGCCGTCGATCGCGACCCAATCGCCGACAACATGGAAAAGCATTTTGGCGCGTGTCATTGGGATTCCGTCAACGAGCCGGCAGGCGTTTACCGCCGCTTGCTTGAACGACATGGCCGGCATGGCGTAGCCACCTGCAGGGTGCTTATACAGGCTGGCCTCGTACTCGGCCTTGGGATCTCGCTTGGCCTTGGCGCGCTTCGCTTTCTTCTGTTGCTTGTCCGCCATCATCTTGCGGGCCTTGTCGGACCAGGCGTGTGAGATAAGCGGACTATCGCCTATCAACGTGAGCTCGACGACGCGCACATTGGGCTTGAGGATTTCGATTTTCTCTACGTTCATAAGTCGCCTCCATTGGTTAAGAGATACCGGCCGCTACCGCGCCATGACGACCGGCCGAACGGGCTGCGGAGGGCTGGGAAAGCCGCGCACGGGCCCGCCTCCCTGCCGTCAGTCGTCGCCGAACAGCCCGGCCTCGATCGGCACGCCGACGGCCTCGCGGGCGATGGCGTACGAGGTATCGAGCTCGCGGCGCTGGTCGATATCCATTTCCTTGTATTTCACGGCGTAGTCGAAGGCTCGTTTCTTGATTCCGAGCTCCTCGACGCGGGCCCGCTTGGCCGCGATCTCGGCGTTGATCTCGCCGCGTGAGATCCTGAGCGCGATCACCTGGTCGGCGAGCTTCGCGATCTCTTTCTTCACGGCGCCGATATTCGAGCCCGGCTTGGGCGCCTCGCCAGGTGCGGCCGGCGTCGCGCCGGTTTCGGTTCGTGCGTCAGTCTGCATGTTCGCCTCCATTTGTTACGTCGTGTTACAGCATTTTTGCCGTGACGATCCTCACATCGAAACCGTATTGCGCCTTGAAGTGCCGGAGCTTCCATTCCGCGAGCTCCGTGATGGCGCCGCCCTTGTAATCCTCGACGACGACCTCGCCGCCCTTCTCCGTGTATACAAAGTCGGGGATGAACTTGCCCACGAGCTCCTGGCGGATCGCGCCGTCGTAATATTGTCCCGGCGCGTGCAAATTGTATGTGACCTGGCGCCGGAGCTCCGAGATCTCGCCGGCCTTCTCGAGCAAGAGCAGCTGCGCCCAGCGCGTCGCCTCGCCCTTGGAATCAAACCGCGTGAACGCCATGCCGCCGCAATAACACTGAGGCGGGTTGCGCTCGTGATGCACGCCGCAGGCGTCGCACACCTGTATTACGGTCGCCACGGCGGCGATCTCGCGCCCGCTGGCCCGCCTGAGATTATGCCTTGCCACGTTTCGCCCCTTCCTTCGCGGCCGTGTCGATCGCCTGGTTGATCGTCGCCACGAGATCATCTTCGGCCTCGCGCGGCATCTTGACAGAGCCGATCCCGCGGCCGTCCGTGTGGCGCTTGCGTACGCCCTCGAGGAGCGTCCGCCCGGGGGATTTATGGTGGGGGTGTTGCCCGCCGGCCTTCACGGTGCGCGTGACGGCGCGCCGCATGGCCTCGTTTTTCTTGCAAAAATTGCAGAGGTCCGCCGCCTTCGGCGCGTCGTCAAACATCGGCACGCCGCAGACGCGGCATTTGCCGACTTTGTAGAGCTCCTCGCCTGGTGGGCCGGCTGATGGAAACCCGCCTACGCCGCCGCCTCGCCTCGCCACTCCACGCCCTCCGCCTTCAAACCCAGCTTGATTAAGGCGCGAACCTCTCCCGCAAACGATCGGTCATTCTCTTTGGCGCGCTCCATGATGAAGGCGCGGAAATCGTCTTTGAACTCGACTTGGGTAACTGTCTCTCGGTCGGTGTCCGGCAAGCCCATGACATGCTCGACTATGGTTGACAATGCTATATAATGTGGTCTATTCCATATAGGGCCACAAGTCAATTAGCAACTTCACCGGCTGGACAGGAGAATATCATGGCCGAACACCCCGACGACGAAATCAAGGTCTACCTCGCCTATCCCGACGAGCGCATGGTCAGAGGCCGCAAAATCATGTCATGGGCGGCCGACGCCTTCGCCAACCGAGAAACCGATCAAGCAGCAACCAATCTCGGCGAAGCGATCGCCATTCTCGAGGATTTGGGGCACATCACGGTTGACACTGGCGAGGCCGCAGCCCGCGACGCCTATCTCTCCCCACATGACGAGCCGATCGACGAGCACCTGGCGCACCTTGACCGCCTGGACCGTTGGCACGGCCCGCAGCACGGATAGGAGGGCTGAGCATGTATCCCAAATGTGATTGCGGATCCGACGACGAGCGTTTCCCCGTGTACGACGCGCGGGGGATCTTCCTCATATACGCCTGCGATTCCTGCCGGGACGGCAAGCTGGGAACCTATCGGCCCGACGTCCTCGAGGATCC